ATTTCTGTGGGTGATTATATTGTTTTTGAAGTTTATCGTAAGATTAACCCATCGGAATATACTCAAGCCTATAATGACATATGGTTAAAAAGATATGCAACTTCTCTTATAAAGAAACAATGGGGTGAGAACCTTATTAAGTTTCAAGGAGTAACTATGTTGGGAGGAGTCACCATGAATGGTGAAACTATCTATAACGAAGCCAAAGAAGAAATTGCAACTCTAGAAACAGAGGGTAGATTGAACTTTGAAACTCCTGTAGATTTTGATATTGGATAAAATTAAATGACAACTAATGTATACTTTTCTAAAGGTACTCCTAATGAGCAGCACCTCTACGAAGATTTAGCCATTGAAGCTATACAGATATTTGGGCACGATGTGTTCTATATCCCACGGACTCTTGTAAATAAAGACGAGTTGTTTGGTGAAGATGCATTGTCACGATTTGATGATGCATATGGTATAGAGATGTGGATGGAAACCCAAGAAGGATACGAAGGGGAGAAAGAATTAATTTCTAGATTTGGTTTAGAGATTAGAGATGAAACAACTTTTGTTGTTTCTCGTAGACGGTGGGATAATACTGTAAGTAGTGATGCAAATTTAATTGTGAATACTCGACCTGATGAAGGCGACTTAATCTATATGCCTACAGTTAAGAAACTGTTTGAGATCAGTTTCGTGGATCACGATGATCCGTTTTATCAGATAGATAATCTTCCTGTATATAAATTATATTGTAGAACTTTTGAGTACTCTAGTGAAGTACTCGACACAGGCATTTATGCAATTGATGATATTGAAACTAAGAGAAGTACTGATGCACTTGATTATGAATTCTCTCTTGAGAATCAAGTTGCATTTAATGAAAGAATTGGTCAAGAGTGGGGTACTATATACGACCAGAATCCTCTACCGAATCCATGGCCACCCACAGCGTCTGATATTATTCTTGAGACTGCAACAGGAGAATACCTCCTAGGTGAAACCGAAGAGGCAGGCCTATCAATTCTTACAGAAGATTCAGATGCTTACTATACATTCTTTATTATTAATGAAGATTATAGATTAGCCACAATAGACACACAATCGGAGAACGAATGGTTTGAAGAAAGGGCAACAGGGGTGATTGGTGATCCTGTTCTTGACTTTACAGAATCAAACCCATTTGGTGATCCTACGGAGAGTATATAATGTTAGGTACATATTTTTATAACGAATCATTAAGGAAATGCATTATTGCATTTGGTAGTTTGTTTAATGATATCTATATTTCAAGACGTAATAGCGGAGGAATAGAAGTACAATCTATGAAAGTTCCTTTAGCATACGGACCAAAACAAAAGTTTATGGTACGTTTAGATGCTGATCCTAATTTGGATCAAAAGGTAGCCATCACATTACCTAGAATTGGTTTTGAGATTGCAGGCCTTGACTATGATCCTAGTAGAAAATTAAATAGGATTATGAAACGAAAGAAAGTAGCCAACACAGAGGACAAAAAATTAAAGCAGATGAGTACTCAGTATTCGCCTGTACCATACAATTTAAATTTTGAAATGTTTGTTATGACTAAGAATAGTGATGATGGTATTCAGATTGTTGAACAGATATTACCATTTTTCCAACCAGAATATACAGTTACTATTAATGAAGTACCAGAAATGGATGTGGTACGAGATGTTCCTATAGTGCTGAATAGTATTGGTTATGAAGATACTTACACGGGCAGTTTTACAGAACGTCGAGCAATTATCTATACGTTTAATTTTGTTGCGAAGGCCTATGTATATGGTCCTGTTACTACAGCCAAGCCGATTACAAAGGCAGAAGTTTCTGCATATGCAGACTTGCAATCTAAGACGCCACCTAGAGTTGCTAAGGTCACTCTTGAAACTTCAAGTGTTCCAGATGCAGATGATAACTTTGGTTTTAATGAAACTATAAGTGAATGGGTGGATGGATGATAAAGAATATTGATCAGAAAATAGGTGACGCTCTGGGATTAACACAGAATATTAAAGAAGAAATTTTAAGTCCCAAACCTCTTGTGCCACGGCCTAACGATACTTTAGATCATGCTGATGCAGACTACAAGTATAGTCGAGAAAACTTCTACAGCCTCGTTGAGCGAGGTCAGGACGCAATAGATGGCATACTTGAGGTGGCTAAGGAAGGTGAACACCCTAGAGCGTATGAAGTGGTGGGTCAGTTGATTAAGAACGTAGCTGAAGTGACAGAGAAGTTGGCAGACCTACAGGAGAAGATGAAGAAACTTAAAGAAGTTCCTGATCATGCTCCTAAGAATGTTACTAATGCATTGTTTATTGGTTCAACAAAAGAATTACAAAAGCTTTTAAAAGACAAGAGTAATGGAACAGACAAACTACAAAGGTAATCCAAATCTAAAGCCTGCAGCAGTTCCATATTCATATGATAAAAAACAAATTGCAGAGTTTATAAAGTGTCAGAAAAATCCTGCATACTTTATAGAGAACTATGTAAACATTGTCAGTATTGACGAAGGCTTAATCCCATTTAAACTCTACGATTTCCAAAAGGAAATGGTAGGTACTTTTCATAGCAATCGTTTTACTATATGTAAACTGCCTAGACAGTCAGGCAAATCAACTACGATTATATCATATCTTATACACTATGTCATTTTTAATGAAACTGTGAACGTAGCTATTCTTGCTAACAAGGCCGCAACAGCGAGAGATTTGTTGGGGAGATTTCAACTTGCATATGAGCATCTACCAGAATGGATGCAGCAGGGTGTTATGAACTGGAACAAAGGTTCCTTGGAGTTGGAGAATGGATCCAAAATCATTGCTGCTTCTACTAGTGCGTCTGCTGTTCGGGGTGGGTCTTATAATATTATATTTCTCGATGAATTTGCATTTATACCTAGTAATATAGCTGAACAGTTTTTTAGTTCTGTCTATCCTACGATTACTGCTGGGCAAACATCGAAGGTAATTATCGTGTCTACACCACATGGTATGAATATGTTTTATAAGATGTGGACGGATGCAGTAAATGATAAGAGTGAGTTTATCCCAATAGAAGTACATTGCAAGAAGTTCCTGGTAGAGATGAGGCATGGAAAGAACAAACAATAAAAAATACAAGTGAACAACAGTTTCTACAAGAGTTTGAGTGTTCGTTTCTTGGTTCAATCAATACACTTATATCACCTACTAAAATTCAAGAGATTCCATATGCAGACCCCATAGAATCTAATGCTGGTTTTGATGTACATGAAAAACCTCAAAAGGATGCTATGTATTGTATATGTGTAGATGTAGCGAGAGGTGGGTCTGGTGATTACTCAGCATTTACTGTAATTGATATTTCAACCGTACCTTATAGATTGGTTGCAAAGTATAAGAACAATGAAATTCTACCTTTAGTTTTTCCGGAAGTAATTTTTAATATAGCTAAAGCGTATAATGAAGCTTATATTTTAGTAGAGATAAATGATATTGGTGGACAGATAGCTGATGCCCTTCATTATGATTTGGAATACGAAAATATTATAATGAGTCAGATGCGTGGTCGATCTGGTCAGGTAATTGGTAGTGGATTTGGTGATGGTAAAAGTGATTTAGGAATTAGAACTACAAAGGCTGTTAAGAAGGTGGGCTGTTCTAACCTTAAAACTCTGATAGAATCTAACAAGTTAATTGTAGAAGATTTTGATATTATAGTAGAGATGTCTAATTTTGTTCAGAAAGGAGCTTCTTATGAAGCAGATGATGGAGCCTCAGATGATTTAATGATGTGTCTAGTATTCTTTGCATGGTTGTCTAACCAACCTTACTTTAAAGAATTGACTGACGAAGATGTACGACATCGTTTATTTGATAGTCAAAGGAAAGCTATGGAACAAGATATGTCACCATTTGGTTTTATACAAGATGGAATAAATCATACAGAAAAATCAGCCTTTACAGATGTAGATGGTGATTATTGGGTACCAACTGAAGCACCAGATTTCTTTGATGAAGAAAGATATTAAAACTCTACACCTAAAGACAAATCATAACTGGCTTTAATTGCACAGTTCCAACATCTGATATCACATTCACCTATAAGCCTACTAATTTCTTCTTGGGCTTTGTGTTTTTTGCCGTATCTTAAATTAAGACTTCTAATCTTTCGGTGGTGAGGATAGAACATTAATGCTACTTGTTCACTTTCTCCACAGTATTGGCAACTCTTATTAACAAATCTATGAAGGAGAGAATTTCTCCTACCATTACGTCCATCGTTTTTAGGTTCAACTAACATGATTGTGCATCTCTTTTCTCTATTTATTTATAAGTAATGCACTCTGATGTTAATTGAAAAACGAATATTTTATAAATAACTAATGAAAGAATTGAAAAAAATTATATTATACTGAATAAAGTTAATGTAAAGGGAGACTGTCCCGGGAGCATTAAAACCTTAAAAAAGGAGAAGAAAAATGGGTGATTTAGTTTCGCCGGGTGTACAAGTAAAAGAAAAAGATTTAACCGCTTCCGTACGAAGTGAGCCGACTAGTATTGGTGCTACTGCTATTACTGCGACATGGGGTCCGATGAATGAAGTTATTACTATTAATGACGAAACCCAATTGGTAGATATTTTTGGTAAGCCTGATGATGGTAACTTTGAGTATTGGTTTACGGCTGCTAACTTTTTAGCTTATACAAACACTCTAAGATTAGTAAGAATGGAGCAGACAGGTTCTTTGAACTCTGGTGTTTCTGCTGGTGTTCTTATTCCAAATACTACATCATGGTTGACAGGTGATGGTACAAATGGACCGTTTAGTACTGGTGAAGGTGCCGTAGGAACCACTGCTGCTCGATTTGCTGGTGTAAGAGGAATCAGTATTAAGGTTTCCTATTGTTGGGATGCGGCTGGATTTTACGAAAAAGCTAAAACAACGACTGCGGTAGCTGGAGCTGCTGGAGATCAGACAGTTACTGTTGTTGCTGGTACAGCGTTAAATGTTAATGA